AGTCCAGTAATCATCGAAGAGAATGCTAAGGGCCAAAAAGAATACTTCATAGAAGGAGTATTCATGCAATCAGAAATTAAGAATCGTAACGGAAGAGTTTATCCTAAAGAGATAATGCAGAAAGAAGTTAACCGTTATAGAAAAGAATTCGTTGAGAAGGATAGAGCATTTGGAGAACTCGGACATCCCGAGGGCCCGACTATCAATCTTGACAAAGTGTCCCATTTAATTACATCTTTAGAAGAAGATGGTAACAATTATATTGGACGTGCAAAGATTTTGAGCACACCCAACGGTCAGATTGTAAGAAATCTAATCGATGATGGTGCCAAATTGGGAGTATCATCTAGAGGATTAGGTTCCTTAGAAGAAAAAGGTGGTGCTCAATACGTAAAANGTGACTTCCAATTGGCAACAGCAGCCGATATNGTTGCAGACCCATCTGCTCCCGAGGCCTTCGTTGAAGGTATATACGAGGGTGTAGAGTGGATTATGTCTAACGGTATATTGAAAGCAGTTGATTCAGAGAGCATGAGAACCCAATTAAGGGGTGCTAAACTGAATAAATTAGAAGAAACTAAGTTAAATCTATGGAAAAGGTTTGTTGAAAGCCTATAACATATAAATAAAAAAGTAAACTCAAACAGGAGAAAAACATGGCAGAGTTAGAAAATAACCTAGAAAGTACAGAAGTAGATGTTTCTGAAGTGAAACAGCCTACCGACGGTGCTACAAAAGGTGACGCGAAACCTGTGAAACAAGGTTCATCAGATGCAGAGTCAATTGGCTCAGGCAAAGTTGAAGTCGTCAAACCTGAAGAAAATCCTGTTGACAAAGCAGTTGCAGCTCAGAAGAAAGCAGAAAATGTCAAAGCCGTAAAGGGTGATGCACATCAAAAGAATGCTGATAAAGCTGACAAGCAACCTAAACTTGCAAAAGTTTCAGAAGAAGAAGAAGAATCCAAAGATGTTGTTAAAGCAACTAAGATGGAATCAATCAAAGCTATCGTCAACAACATGAAGGAAATGACTAAGGAAGAACTTCAAAGTAGATTTAGTTCTATATCAGAAGAAGAAGTTGACGAGACCTTGACTAAAGCAGAAGTAGCAAGAAAAATTGTTGAATCACTAAAGTCTATGGACGAAGAAGCAGTTGCAGAACTTGCTGAAAAGTGGTCAGAAAAAGAAGAAGAGGAAGAAGAAGTCAAAGAAGAAAACGTTGACGAAGAAACTTCTGCAGAACTCGAAGCAAACCTAGTCGAGATTGAAGTAGAAGACGACCTATCTAAAATCTCAGAAGCACTAGACCTATCAGATGAAAATGCTGATAAAGCTAGAACAATCTTTAAGGCTGCAGTCTCATCTAAAATAGAAGAGATTAAAGAGTCTTTAGAATCACAATATTCAGAAGAATTAAAATCCTCAGTGGAAAAAGTCAAAGCTGACCTTGCGGAAGGCGTTGACAAATATCTTTCATATGTTGCAGAAGAGTGGACGAAAGAAAACGAACTTGCAATAGAAAGAGGATTGAGAGCAGAGATGACAGAAAACTTTATCGATGGATTGAAAACATTGTTCACAGAACATTATGTTGACGTTCCCGAAGATAAGTATAATGTTATCGATGAACTCGCAAATCGTCTCGACGAGATGGAACAGAAACTTGATGGTGAAGTCAGTAGAAATATTGATGTCACAGAAGAGTTAGATGCCCTCAAGAGAAGTAACGTGGTAAAGACAGCTGGTGACAGTTTGTCCGAATCACAAAAAGAGAAGCTAGAATCATTATCAAATGGTGTGGACTTCAAAGACGAGGCAGACTTCGCTGAGAAGATTGCTGAAATCGCAGAAGCATATTTCCCATCAATTGATGTTGATAAACTAGTTGAGGATACTATTGTAGAAGAAGGAACAGGGGAGATTTCTGAAAAGAAAGAACCTAAACTTGCTCCTGATATGCAACAGTACACTCAAGCAATAACTAAACTAAAACCATTAGGTTAATTTAAAGGAAAAATAAAATGTTTTTATCAGAAAACTTACAAGAAAAGTGGGCGCCGATTCTAGAACACTCCGATTTACCAAAAATCGAAGATAGCTACAAGCGTGCGGTTACTGCAGTAATTCTTGAAAACCAAGAGAAGGCCCTCTTCGAAGAAGGTCAACAATTGGAAGAAGCTGCACCTTTAAATGCTACTGGAGCTTCTGCAGTTGCTAACTGGAATCCTATATTGATTTCATTAGTACGTAGAGCTATGCCAAATCTCGTTGCATACGACATTTGTGGTGTTCAACCAATGACAGGCCCAACAGGTCTTATCTTTGCTATGAAAGCAAGATACAACGACTATCCGACAGCTGGAAGAGAAGGTAAAACTGAAGCGTTATTTAACGAAGCAGATACTAGATACTCTAATCAGAATCAGACCGTTGCAGATGGGGCCCAAGCGACCCAAAATTCTGACCCTTTTAACTCCGACTATGCTTCGCATACAGGAGCAGGGATGTCTACAGCAAGTGCAGAAGCACTTGGTGATGTTGAAGCATCAAACGGTTTCGCTCAGATGGCATTCAGCATCGAGAAAGCAACTGTTACAGCAAAATCCAGAGCATTAAAAGCTGAGTACACACTCGAATTAGCACAAGACCTCAAAGCAATCCACGGTCTTGATGCAGAATCAGAACTTGCAAATATTCTTTCATCAGAAATTCTTGCAGAAATCAACCGTGAAGTTATCAGAAATGTTAACGTTCAAGCAAAAACAGGTGCTTCGGCAACTGCTACTGCTGGTACGTTCAACTTAGACGTTGACGCAAACGGAAGATGGTCTGTTGAGAAATTCAAAGGATTATTGTTCCAAATCGAAAGAGAGTCAAACCAAATTGCTAAAGATACACGTAGAGGAAAAGGTAACTTTATCCTATGTTCATCTGACGTAGCAAGTGCTCTTTCAATGGCAGGTGTATTAGATTACGCTCCTGCTTTATCTACTAACTTGAACGTTGATGACACTGGCAATACATTTGCTGGTATCCTAAACGGAAGAGTCAAAGTATACGTCGACCCATATGCTGGTGTTGACTACTTGACAGTAGGTTATAGAGGAACTAACCCTTATGATGCTGGTCTTTTCTATTGCCCATACGTACCATTACAAATGGTTCGTGCAGTAGGCGAGAACACGTTCCAACCAAAAATCGGTTTCAAAACTAGATATGGTATGGTTTCAAATCCTTTCGTTGGTGCTACACCAGCAGACGGACTTGCAACAGCAGGAACTAACCAGTACTACAGAAAATTTGTTGTTTCAAACATTCTGTAAGAACTTAGGTTCTCATTCCTTAATTGGAATACTAAAAAGGTCTCTTCGGAGACCTTTTTTTTTGGTCTCAGATAAGCGAAACCCCAATCACTTCTAACTCTTCAGCAGGTTAATTGGGGTCTCTAGTTAAGGTCTTCTATCTCACAATCGTTATTTGTTTTTGACTCCATTTTTCAGGCAAGGTAACTAACCTCGGTTTCTCTTAACATGACTTTAAAAATCTCCTTCGGCAACTTGAACCACATTGATTCCTCTTGCTTTCCACATTGCAACAACTTTGTTTCTGTCGTCATAGACAACGTCGATTTTACCACCGAACTCTTCAAATTTATCTGCAAGTTCGGACTTGAATACTTCATCGGGTCTGAAGTCACCATCGGGTCTAAGGAAAAGACCTTGGTGTCCAGTACCAATCCACTCAGCAATCTGTGCTTCAGTAAGACTTCTTTGTTCTTCGTTTCTTGCAGAGAAGAATGCAACATCGTCACCTTGGGCAATGTGTTTCTTTGCAATATCACACACCCACTGTACAGGAGTGTCAAATTGAGTCGCCTCTTTGAATGATTTCCAGTCGGTAGGTTGTTGTGTAACGTGATATCTTCTATGCTCTACGTCAGCAATAGTCCCATCAACGTCAAAAATTATAGTTTGTTTTTTCATTATGTACATAGTATAACATTAAAAGCTAGGCATTGTCAAGGCAATAAATACTATTATGAAGATGATTAAGTATGAAGATAATGTTGAAGGGTTCTTTAAGTTTGCAAATAAAACTACTAACGCAGTAGACACAATGTACCTTCCAACTGAAAACCGAGTCAAGAAGGTTATAGAAGTTAAAGGTGAGGAATGGTTCAAGGGTAAGACTATCTTAGAGTTGGGAACTTGCCATGGTTTAATTGGTAGACACTTCGAGAAATTAGGTGCAACAGTTACATATGCAGACGGTAGACAAGAACTACTAGATGCAATTGATACAGACTCAGAGAAGTTGTGTATCAATCATAATGAAGAATGGAGTTATGACAGGAAGTGGGATTTGATTATTCACTTTGGTACTCTGTATCATGTTAAGAACATCTATGATGACTTAAGAAGGGCCTTCAATCATACAGGTGAGATGTTTTTAGAGAGTGCAGTAAACGCACGACCAACTGAAGAACCAAAGTTCAGACAAGAAAAGTATTCTTATATTGACTATGCTCCAAACCAAGAAGCACATATGTTAAAAAATGAAAGAGTATTCAATGGAGTTGACCAGTGGGAAGCTTCATTCAATGATAAACATGTAGAAGACTACCTAGACGAGACAGGTAAGACCTATACACGATACGATGATGAAGATTTGAACACACCTTTTGCTGTCATTACTGAACATGAATGTTATAGAAGAGACATATACAACTGGAAAACAGAACAAGTACATCCTACAAACCCTAAACAAAGTGCTACACTCGGTTCAGTACCACCAAATTTTATCCACTTCCGTAGGTTTTGGCATATTGAAACACCTAAATAAATACATACGGAGAATATTATGAGTTTATATAAAAAAACAGTGAAGGTTCTAGAGGGCCCATGGGAAGCAGAAACGTTTCCAAAAGGTGAGGAGACAACAGATGTCATCTCTAGGAAGACCGTGACAACATATATCCAAGATGGATATCTATGTGAGAACACAGTAACGAGAGAGTACAGAGAGAACGATTACTTCGACACCTCTTCTACTAAAAGGATAGCAAAAATAAATGGTTGATATTAACAAATCAATTCTCAATAAGAATAATTTTAGACTTCTTATTGATAAGATACCTACAACAGAATACTACATTAAGAAGTGTACTATTCCAGGCCTGCAGTTCACTGAAATTGCAGTTGCAGCGGGTGTTGGATTGGATGCATATTTCCCAGGCGACAAGGTTACGTTTGAAAATCTAACAGTCGACTTCTTAGTTGATGAAGATTTACAGAACTTTAAAGAAGTTTATGATTGGATGAATGCAATCGTGCCAATCAAAGACCCAGCAGACTATGGAAGTTACGTGGGCTCTAAACAAACTATACTAGGAACATCATCCGACCTAGGTGGAACAGACAAGGAGATGTCAGACATCACTTTGATTACCACAACAAACAAAAACATACCCAATAGATTCTTTAGATTCCATGACTGTTTTCCAATCAGTTTGAGTGGTCTAGAATTTGAATCGGGTGCAGACGGAGAGGCAGTAGTTGCCACTATAGAGTTTAAATTTACTTACTACGACATAGAAACCACTAGTTAAAACCCCCTTTTTGTGGTATAATATATATTATGACTTTAGAAGAACTAAAAGCCCAATGGGCAAATGACTGTGAAATAGATGATATCGAATTGGATACAGCATCGTTAGAGGTGCCTAAACTCCATGCAAAATATCAAGACTTATTAACCAATAAGATTCTAGTCCTTAAAAAATATCAAACATCCTATAACACTCTACTCAAAGATAAGTGGCTGTGGTTCAATGGGAAAATGGACGATGAAAGAATTCAAGAACTAGGTTGGGTACCCGACCCATTCAATGGTTTAAAAATTATGAAGAATGATATGCAAATCTTTTTCAATGCAGATACCGATTTACAAGAACTCAATGCAAAGATTGAGTACCTTAAAGTTACAGTAGACTTCCTTAAGGAATGTATGCAAAACATAACATGGAGACACCAAACGATTAAGAACACAATCGATTGGAGAAAGTTTATGGCTGGACAATAATGAATANACACTTGATGACAATAGGCATGGGATATTTTCAACACCTATTTCATGCATGGACAATGGCACTTGCATTGATAATACATGGAGTCTTTCCATCGGTATTAACTAATTATGCAAGTGACAAGATGTGTGACCACGAATGAACCTTCAAAATTATTTATGGTCTTACCCCTCGTTACTAACCTCAGATGAAGTTGAATTCATCAACGGCAAGGCAATGGGGTACCCACTTGAATCGGGTGCAGTAGGACAGGGTGGAAGACTTGACCTAGACCCCGACGGCGAAGACCGTGGTGCCGAAAGAGCAGCTGGTGGAGACGGTGGTAAAGTTGTAGACAATATAAGAGCATCGGATATAAGATGGATTCATAAAGATGCAAAGAAAGTTCTAGGAGACGTTTGGACTAAAGTAGAAGATGCAGTTGCAATGGGTATGAAACAAAGTGGTTGGAATGTAGAGTTAGAAAAACTAGAACCATTACAACATACAACATACAATGCACAACAAGGTCAACGTGGTGGTTTCTATACATGGCATACAGATGCTTCAGATAAGCCATATGCAAACAGTGGTATGATAAGAAAGATTAGTTTCTCTATTCAGTTAACAGACCCCGACGAATATGAAGGTGGTAACTTTCAATGGATAGAAGATATCCGTGCAAAGGATACTCTTACTTCAACAGATTACACAAGAGACATGAGGGATTACTACAGACAGATTCCTAACTCTGCTAAACAAAAGGGGTCATTAATAATGTTCCCATCTTTTGTACACCATCAAGTAACTCCAGTTACACAAGGGTGCCGAACTTCCCTAGTGGGTTGGTTCATCGGATATCCCTACAAGTAAAATGAAAGTCACAGTTTCGAAAGTAGATGAGTGTTTCATGAAAGTCGACTGCGATGACGGTTTGGCTAAAGACCTTCACGATTATTTCTCCTTCACCGTTCCCAACGCAAAATTCATGCCAAGTTATAAGAACAAATGGTGGGATGGTAAGGTCTATCTATTTTCAATTAAAACACACAAGATTTATATCGGATTACTTCCATACGTAGATGAGTTCTGCAGAGAACGAGGATACGAGTTTGAAGGTATACAAGATGTCATTGGTTACAAGCATAAACTAAAAGAATTCAATGTTAAGGATTTGAATTTACCATTTGAACCTAGAGACTATCAGTTAGAAGCATTCAATGAAGCAGTTAAGTATGGAAGACAATTACTATTGTCTCCGACTGCAAGTGGTAAGTCTCTTATCATTTATATGTTAGCACGATACTACGATGTCAAGACAGTTATCATTGTTCCTACCACATCATTAGTAGAACAGATGACAAAAGATTTTCAAGATTATGGATACGACGAACCTATCTGTAAGATATATTCTAAACAGCCCGTGTTTGACGCACCTATCACAGTTACGACATGGCAATCGTTCAGTAAAGCACCGAAAGAAGTTATGGAGTCTTTTGATATGGTTGTCGGGGATGAAGCACACCTATTCAAAGCAAATGTATTAAAAGGTATTCTTGAGAAGATGAAGAAGACTGCCATAAGAATTGGTTGCACTGGTACACTGGACGGTACAGAAGTACACAGACTACAACTGGAAGGTTTGTTTGGGCCCGTTAAGAAAGTTATCAGTACTAAAGAGTTAATGGATTCGGGAACGATTGCTAATCTTTCTATAGATTGTGTCATACTACGTCATACTAAACAGAAGAAAATGTCCTATCAAGATGAGATGGATTATCTAGTTTCAAATGAAATGCGTAATGATTTCCTATGCAATCTAGTCTA